CATGGACTTGGTAGTAACATTAGTACTCTACTTAAATTGTTTAGACTTCAAGCTAAGATTGGTCTAAAAACTCCGAACGGTGTTGGTAGTGTCTTCAAGTGTGCCAGGCAGATCTTATTCCTTAGAGGTGACACTAGTAGATCACTTGGAAGAGCACCAGTTGATATGTATATTGCTGGCTTATCTGGTGTTAAGGAGAAGTATGGAGAGAAGGTCGCCGATTATATAACTGATATAACTGATGATAGGAAGTCAGCTATCAACCTCGCTAATATCTTTAGAATGGTTCCGCACCCTGATCAAAACATGGGAGTTGCTTTTGAAACAATTGATGGATTCAAACAGTGTAACCCTGTTGATCTAAATAAGATGGATAGATTTGAGGGAATAGCTAGGAAGTCTGTGTATGAATCACTTTCTGCTCAGAAGTTGGTCATTAGGGCTGAAGCTAAGGATCCTGATAATGAGATAGCTAAGTCTTTTGTTAACTCTATAAATTCTACTTCTACTCCGACTAGCTCTCTCCTTAGTGCTGGTTATACAAAGTGGGCAGCTGTTAAGTTTCTAGTTGTCAGGGGAGCATTCGATGAGGACAGGCAAGATATTCCTGTTTCTAACAAAGCATCTGCTCAGAACTCAAGGCTAAGCAAAGAGGATATAGAATCTATTGGAACTAATATCACAATAAGCAGTTATAGAGCATTGAAGGATAGGCTAACTTCAGTTAATGATATTGTCTCTAGAATCAAAGGAAGGGATGAACTTAATTTCAAGGAAGGAAGGAAGAGATTCAAGATGGTCATTAAGGCTCATGAGGAGTTTGAAGAGAAGTATATTAAAGCTGGAAAGACTATAGATGACATACCTTCAGATGATCTTTCTGAGTTTATCACAAGTGATCCTGATCATAGTTACACTGTCAACACTGAGCCTAAATTAGGTGAAGTTCATAAGGAAATAACTAGGATGTTTTATATGGCTGAACAAGCTCTTAAGATAATGACTCAAGTTGCAGAAAGGTTTACAAAGAAGATTATAAGTAAATCATCTGGAATATCTATAGTTAAGGATTATAGGTCTAGAAGGAAGGAATTAGAGGAAATGCTCAATTCTTACACTGGCATTGTCATTGGTGAGTCTGATAGTGTCTTGTATATTTCTTTTGACATGAGTGAATTCTCAAAGAAGTTCTCACAAAAAATAGTCCGTAAGATAGGCGAAATTTTATCTGAGCTCTCTGGAGAAGATTGGATGGCTAGAATAGACCTTTTCTTTAGAGCATCTGTAGTTTACCACAATACTAGAGGGTTTATGGGTACAAAAAGTGGAGTTACAGGTGGGTTTGAAGGATTCTTGAACTTCCTCTGGACTCTTGCAATGAAGGTTGTTATGGATATTGCTACTCAAGCGACTGGTGTTACTGGAGTCTTAGCTGTTTATAGTGACGACGGACTCTTGCGTTTGTATATTGATGGTACTGCTGAAGAAGTTGGACTTAAGGTTAAGACAATACAGAAAGTTTTTAAAGCTTATGGATTGATATTCCACATGGACAAGACTGTTGCTTCAAATGAAATAATGGAATATCTTGGAGTCTATGGTGAGAAAGGGACTATTATACCTACATGGATAAAAGAGTCGATGTCTATTGGGAAAAGGAAGAAAGGGAAGGGACTAGAGACTGTTTATGACAAGATGACTCTCTGGGATAGCCAATGTAATGCTGTTGTAAAGGCAGGTGGACCAACTTACCCTTCTTTCCTCCTTAAAACCATCCTCTCTATAAGAACCCTTAGAAAATTCCACACTGTTGTCCCTTCAAATGTACTAGCTGTCCTGACTGCTATCCCTTATTCTTGCGGTGGTTTTAGGGTATCCAGCATCAGTGAATCTGCTATTTTAAGCAGTATTTCAGGATTTATGGAGTTCTGTGCTGATATGGAGCTTATGTATGAAGACTATCCTACTTATGTCACTGCAATAATTGAGAGGATCACTGACAATCTTAGAGCTCCAAAAGATGCTGAAAAGGCTATCATTACTAGTTCTCTATTACAGACTGAAATTACTGATACCTCAGGTTCTGGAATTGTAAGGGGCTTACTAGATGGAATCACAGTTGATGGTATAATGACTACTGATCCTCTCACACCTGCTGTTATAAAGAGTATATTGGAAGATCTGAAGAACTGTGCAAATATCCCTATTGAGGTTCTTAAAAGATTAATTCAGACAATACCTGACGTGATTGAGTATAACCAATCTATAGCTATAATAAAGAGTGATGCAGCATTGAAGTTTGTAGAAAGTAAGAAGATCAGAAGGGCTCAATCAAGTGATACCAGGATAGTTAAAGACTCCATAGAGTGTTGGAGGGATATTTTGGTTAACAATAGTATAGTTGGAAGAAGATTTGTCTCTACGGACCTTGCTAATTTCATCCTTAAGAAAGTATATCCTGAATATGACATAGCGAATATGACTGATAGTCCAAGGACTGCTCTCAAGTTGACTGATACGCATGGAGATATCATTACAAGCCTCGAATTCACTAAAGATAACAAGCTTCTCTATCAGGTCTACAAGGAACCTGCTGCTAAGTTCTTAGGTGCACAACTTTCCGCAGAGTATACCGCAGAATTTTCTGCTAGCACTGAGCAAAGGAGGAATGACAGATTCATAGCTGTTGCTGCTAGGTTGATTGCTACTAACCAGAGCCTACTTCCTTTGTATTATATCATAGCTAACACTTTTAACCTTCCATCCCCTGTTCCTCCTAGTATTACTGTAACATCTGCTCATAGGTCTACTAGAAATTTTGGATTCAGTGCTGTTAATGTGTTTATTCCTACCCCATATCATGCTCTTATAAACTCTAGGATGTCCAATAATATGTGGGTTAAGCTAGAAGGTTTTGACAGAGTAGATAGGACAACTATGGTTGAGGCAAGCAGGGTTGCTACTTATTTGAACTCAAGTCCTTACGATGATGCCAGTGAGAGGGTTAAAGCAGGAGTAAGAAGTTATAACTACAACGTAAGGAATTTAGTTAATGTGACTAGTAACCCAGTGTTCCAATCTTTAGCTAGACCCAAACCTATACTTATGGATAGAAATGTGACTAAGGCATTTACTGACACAATGGTTGAAGAAAATGCTCAAGCTAATGCATTAGAAAGCAGTATCAACACTAACAATCTTCTTGAAACTATAAAAGATACACCAATAGTTAAGGCAATTATCCTTAGTAATTTTGAGAAGTGGCTCCAGAGTAGTATCTCAGGTACTTATACGATGAACAAACTGCCTCCTAACATTCCTAGTCCATGGAAGGTTGATATCTATGCTGAATCTTGTGTGAGTGTCAGTTTTAAACTTTCTAGTCCGAATGTCAGGAGAGCCATACAATCTAGTTTATCTATGGTTATTGATAAGTCATCCCATATGGAAATTGGAGCTATTATGACAGATGCTGCTGCAATGAGAGATCTAGAAATCAGCTTAGCTAGCAAAGACTGGGCCTTTGATGAACTTGCTAAAGGACTTATCAGAGTCGGAGGTTCTATGATAGCAGTTGAAGATGACAATAGGGTTAAGGAGATTCTTAGGGATTTTGAACTTAGGAGCCCTATATTTATCAAAGCATTGATAAAGTATCTCAAAAGGAAGAGTGTGACTGGTGGTGCCAATATACCTACTGTAATAATTAACACTGAAAGTTATGCAGACACTAAACTTTCTAGGAATGTCAAGAATGCCTACAAGAATGCAATTGATATTACTCTAAGCAAGGTACTAGACGACTCAACAAAAGCAGTCAAGTGGAAGGATATTGATACAATAGATGCTAATATAAACTTTCTCTACATACTCAAGAATATGATAAGACCTTCTGGGCATCGTAATACTCCTTTTAATAAGCACATGTTTGCTATTCAGCTGATAAAATTTGAGTTATTTGCTGCTGAGTTAATTAATGATGGTGTAACAAGTGTCACTACAGATGTATTAGACTCTTACAGAATACCTCAAGTCATTTCTAATGCTATTGTTCGTCAAAATGCAGTTATCCGTGGAGTAACTACTAGGACAACTGGTGAGGATATGAGGAAGTGTCTTAATGGTGAGGGTATTCTTATAAGTTGCATTGCTCGTATGAATTATATCATAGGGAGACTGAAAGATACATATAAGAGTGAACTAGTTAGCTTCCGCATCATAATGAATAACAATCGTTTCATGAGTAGCTTCATTAATTATGTACTTGAAACATATACCAGTATAATTGGTAACACAGTTGGCAATATTGTCATTAGGCATCGCAGAGAAAGTGAAGCTATTAGTAAGGCTACTCTTGTCACTCCTGTTGAAGATGCTTGCATGCTA